CTTTAGAATTTCCTCGTACTTCTCTGCTGCAAGCTGCTGGGCTGCTAACGCCTTGGCCTTGGCTATGCAAGCCGCTACAAAGTTTTCGCTATTCTTAATAAGCACGTCTTCGGCTGTCTTAGCGTCATACACCTTCAAGCCTAAAGCATTGAAGCGGTCTTCATTGTCCTTAACCCACTTCTCCCGGTCTTTCATGGAGCCTGTTAGGTTCTCCCATTCCGTCTTTAGCTGAATATACGCGGAAAGCGGCTTTGCTGCTGCCTTCGCTACTTCATCGTTGAATTTCTTTTGCTGCTCCGATGCCTTGGCGTTCTCGCTGCTCAACCGGGAAATAAGTACGACAATAGCCGTAATAGCTGCGGAAAGCCCCAGCGTCAGGGTTGCCATAAGTGCTTGGGCTGCTGCTGTCGAAATTCCTAACGCGGTAGCAAGCCGGGCGTTTGCCGCTGTAAGCATGTCCTTTGCCCGTGCCACTATTACAAGCTGAAACGCGCTGTCTTTGTTTAACGTGTTCATAACCTGCTGCAAGCCCATCGTTATGCTCATAAGGCTCTGAACCTTCAACATGATACGCTGTAGGTTCTCGTTCTCCCCTGCGAATAACGCTACGGCTCCCTGTGCCGCCGTGAACGCTCCGGCTACGCCGCTAATGGCTGACATCGTGCCTTGCAAGAGCTGGTTATCGTGCGAAAGTATCTTAGCCTGTGTCGCCGCGTCGCCCAAAGCGTCGGTAAGCCGTCCGGCTTCGGCCTGCATCTCCCTGTAGGCTTCCGTTCCGCGCTGCCCGTTGGCTTCCATGATGGCTAACTGCTCCTTACACTCTCTAAGCTGTGACTTTAGGCTCTTGGTAGCTTCTACGTTGCCTTCTATGGCTTTCTTCTGCTCCTGTAGCTTCCTTTCTTCCTCGTTCAGCTCTGCTATAATGGGCTGGGCTTGGTCGATAATCTGCTGACGGGCGCGTATTATATTGTTATTCTCGGCTACCTGTTGCTTTAGGCTGTTGGCCTTCGCATCGTCGCCAGCTAAAAAAGCCTGTGCGTACTGCTTTTGTAGCTTCTCGTTCTGTGCCTGTAGCTCCTTAATGGCTTGCAGGTTCTCGTCTATTACGGCATCCACCTTCTGAAAGGCTGTTTGTATGGCGTTAGCCGCCTGTTCAAAGCCTTTGTCTATGTCCGCGCCAGCTCTTACGCCCTCTTTGCTGAACGTAGAAATAGCCCTTTTGCTCTGCTCTAATACCTTCATCAGCTTTGCGTTGGTTCCGCTTACCTCGAAGGAAATGCCGCCGCCTTGTATATTCATGTCTATTGCTTATTAAATGAATTAAGTAACTCCAAAACCTGCGCCGCGTTATCGTCTGTTAAGGCCATGTCTATGTTCTGTTCCTTGGCCTTTTCCTCCACGCCCGGCGCGTCTATTAGCATCCTCTGAACGGTAGCCCACGGGATGCCGTGTTCCAAATAGTCCAAAGTCCAGCCGAAATGCGCACAAACTGAGCCCCGCCTTCCGTATGGACTTCTTAGCCCTGTTGCTCTATAAGATGCGTCGGGTCGCTGGTGCGTGTTGCGCTCATCAATCTTATAGAGTTTATAAAATCCCCTAAGTTGCTGACGTTGGTAATGAGTACCGCCAGCGTGAACAGCTCGGAAGGCTTTAGGCTGTGGAAGAATGTAGAAGTAAGTCGCCGTAAAGCTTCCTTGTCTTCCTTCCGGGTAAACCAGCCGCCCCGGTCTGTGGCTATATAATAGTCTTCGCCTAATACGGCTATGGCTACAATCTCAGCCGTTTTCCGGGCTTGTTTGTTGGCTATCATCTTAGCCGTCCTTAAATAGTCTTCGTCGGTAAGCCGGGCTTCGTCTATCTCCATCTGTACCCAAATCGCACTAAGACGGTCTAAGGTTGAAAGCGTCGGTTCCTCAATCTTGAAGACGCGCTTTTCGGTCACTACCTCGCGTTTCTTGAAGAAGCCCCAAAAGCCGGGCTTCCGGCGTTTGTACTTCAAATTCACGTCAAAGCTTACGCCTTCCCGTATCATAAGCCTTAGTTCGTTCTGCTCCGCTTCTAAGGCTGATATTTTCTCGTTTGTCTCTGCCATGCTCTTTTGAAAGAATAAAAGCCCCTGCCGAAAACGCGCTAACGTATCGCCGGGGGCTTCCCACTACTAACTTAAAAACCTAAAACTAACTAACGAACAGGGAAAACCCGTTTAGTTGGAAACTGCGGCTACCGTAATTTTGTTGCCCGTTGCAGGCTTCAAGGCTACCGCGTTCACGGTGATAAGGAACAAACCACCGCGCCCGTACTGACCATCGAGCTTGTAGGAAACCTTCGCCCGGTTGAAGGTGATTTGCAAGCCCTTCTTAGGCTTGATAATCAAAACGCCTTCCTCGCTGGTTCCTGCCTTCCCTGCAAGTTCAGCGGTTGGATCCATGATTTGGAAGGTGGCGCGAATTGCGCCTGGGCGTTCGGTAATCTCTATCGGGTCGTCTTCTTCCTCTGCGTAGAACTCGGTCGTTTCGGGGTCATCCTGCGAAACGGTGCAGCTGTCTTGGTAGGTAAGGCCGAGGGAAGCTGCTTCCTGTGCGGTTGCACCAAACTTAATTTCGGCCAATCCCAAAGTTACTGTATTTGCCATAATTGTACGTATAAATTTGTTAATGAATATTCCACGAAATACGGAGGTTTCGGTAGTGCTGTTTTACCTCTATCTCCTTAATTACTACATCCTGTTCTATCTCAAATTCAAGGTCGGGTACATTCTGCGCGTCTAAGAAGCCCGTAAGCGCGTCGCCTATCTCCCTCAAACGCTCCCGGTCGGCTTTGTACTGCTCCTTCCCGTTAATCGTCAGCTTCTTGTCGGCTGCGTAGATGTTCACGTTCGAGGTTCCTGACTGCGGCTTTTCGTGTGTTACGGTAATGGTGTTAATAACGATGTCCTCTGCCTTGCTATCGTCGGGGCGTTCTCCCTGCGGACAGACTACGCCGGAAATCGAAATAACGCCGTCCTCTACTGCCTTCGTGATAAGCCCGTAAAGAATATCGTCCGTGTCTATGCTGCTTACTTTCTTCATTGTATTGCGTCTTGAATGTTCCTAATAATGTCGGCTAACTCGCGGGCTAACAGCTTCCCGGCTTCGGTCTCGGCTGATGTCAATACGTCGCGCCCCTTGCTCTCGACGTAAACCGCGTAGTCCATACCTGCTACCACAATAAGCGTATAGCCTTCCGGGTAGTTCTTGGCTACGTTCATAGCCAGCTTTTGCCCGGTATGTACTCCTACATGCCCGCCCTTCACGGCTTCAAAAGCTATGTTTATCGGCTTGCCGTCCTTACAAACGACATAGCCAATAGAAGAGCGTAGGTTTCCCGTTCGGTCAGTAAATCCGCGTTCCGGCGGTACGAGCTTCGCGTGTGTAACCGCTTCCTCGCCGATTCTGCAAAGGCTTTCTATTATCTGCCTTTCCACTTCTTCAAGAAACGCGCCAAACGTAGCGTCTATGTTGCCTTTGAACTGCGCCGTTAAACCCATAGTCTGCTATGTAGCCTACCTTCGTCAAATTTGAGACATTCGCCGGAAATCCTAACAATCCCTTCGGCTTTGGCTCTCTCTACAAAGTCTTCGCTTAGAAGCTCGCCGGGTTCTACCTCGGTAGTCGTAACAACTATTTCCGTACCCTCCGGGATGCGTTCTACGCCTACGGGTATCTGCACCAAAGAGGAAAACTCCCGGAATACACCGTTAGCCGCCTGTACCTTGTTTCCCTTGCCGTTTGTTTCCTCCCGGCATGAGCCGCAAAGCGTGAAGGCTGCTTTGTCTTCCGTTACCCAGCTTCCGTTGGCGTTCTGTACGGCTTCGCCGCTGGTTCGCTTATATAGGAAGTGGGGGTATTGGTTGTTAATGACTGCTGAAATATCTACCATCTGTTGCTCCTGTCTCTAACCTTCGGTTTGTCGGCTGGAATGATGCCTAACTCGTCGCAGGTTTGGTTGTACCACAATCTTACGGCTTCCATGTTCCACGAAACGGAATAGCCGCCTTCGCTCACGTTGGCCAGCGGGATAATGCTGGAAAACTCCTTAACTAAGGCTTTCTTCGCCGTCTTCGCTTCTACGGTTGCGTCCGGGTCGGGTATAAGCTCCGTTTGGTTGGCCATGATTAGCTCAACGTCTTCGCCGCCTACCCCAAAACGCCGGGTTGTGGCTGTAATCCATTCTCTGTATGTCATTGCCTATGCTTTTGGGAAGGCTCCGGGCTGGTAGCCGCTACGCTGTAACCTGTTTTGGCTCCCAGCCCTTCGCCTGTCTGTTAGTGGCTCCATGAGGTGTGCGCCGTGTCCAGAAGGTAGGTACGGGAAGACGAAAGCCACGCCGGGAAAGCGTTAGCCACGCCCATAGTTACTTCCTCTACGGGTTCCTCGTTAGCGAACTTCTTAATAAGGGTGTGGCCGTTCATGGCCTTAATTGCGGCTGTGCCTTGCAGCTTGTTGTCTGCCGGGGTCTTCCAATAGGTATAACCCAGCTGCTTGGTCTCGCTGAACATAACCACATCGTCGGCGAACGGGTTGCCGCTGTAGGGGCGGCTTCCGTCTGCAAGCTCTAAGGTGATGTCCTGGTCGATAACCACAATCTGCAAGCCGTAAAGGTAGGCCAGCTTCTTCATGGCCTTGTTCACGGTGTCCAAATCCGGGGTGTCCTGCAAGTCGAGGGCGTTGGCTGCAAAGCTGGCGCACTTCTTCTGTACTTCCTCGGTGTCTGCGAACTTTGCGAACGTATCGACGTTCATAAACGCAAACTTCAAGTGAATACCTTTGGCGCGTGCTGCCTTAACGATGTTCTTGAAGTCCTTGGAAATAGGCTTCGCGCTCACGTTATCCCAGCTTGTGCTGCCTGTCTGATAACCCAGCTTCTGCTCGGCTGGTATCTCGTAGTCCACGTCGTACTCGGAAAGTACGCTTACGTTGTTGTCCTTTGTAAGCGTAATCTTACCCAGCGAAATCTGCTGCAAGGCCATCCACTCCAAACGGGCGGCTACGCCTGTCCAGCAGTATTCGGTATCTTTCGCCCAAACCTCAACCAAAGCGCGAAGGTCGGGGTTCTGCGAAGTCATGGCTACCATAACGTCGTAATCGTCCAGCTCCTCGTCGTTCATGGTGCGCTTAATCGCAATCTTGGGGATGTCGCCCTGTATGCGGTTAAGTGCTTCGCGGGTCTTCTTGTCAATGGAAACGCCACGCGCCACGAGGTCGGCTGCAATCTTCAAGCCCGTTTGTGCTTCAAGGGCTTTCCACGTAAGCGTATAGTTCTGCTTCAACGGGAAAAGCGTAGGGTAGTAGTAAGGCTTCAGGTCGTAGCTGTTAATTACGCCCTGCATGTCTCGCTCTACAAGTCCTACCATAAGAGTCTGTATCATAACTTACTGCCTTTCTCTTTAGATTAATACTATGCCCTTCAGCGCGTTAAGAATAGCGTCCGAAATGGGCGGGATAACACTCTGTTTGAACTGGCCAATAGTCACCGCGCTAACGAGGTGGTTTTCCAAATCCTTAACGTCGTAGTGGTCGCCTGTAAGTGCCTTCGGGGTGTACTTAAAGGCTGCACCGCTGGAGGCGTGCTCTGCGTCGGCCAGCATAATTACTGCGCCCTTGGCTACTGCGCCAATGGCTGTGCCTATCGTAATGGTGTCGTAGGTGGGGTCGCTGGTTGTGTCAATAGCGGAAATGGCGTAAGCCTTCCCGTTAATTGCTGCCATCACGAAATCGCCAGCTTTGAAGTGGTGGCCTTTGGCTACCTTTATGGCGGTTCCCGATGCTGCTACGGCTTCCAATACTTCGGCGGTCTTGACTACGTGATAGAGTCCGTCGGAACCCAAACCAATAGCCGAACCTTCCTTTATGCGTGTTCCCGGTATCAGCTCCTTGGAACTAACGGTTACGCCGTTGGGAATGTCTGCAAGGTTGTGGGTGCAGGCGTGTACTACTCGCGTGTCGCTCTGTCGCTTAATCTTCAAGCTCATAGTTTGAACTGCGTTAAATGGTTAAACTTAAATTTCCTTACCCGTAAGGGTGTCGCCGGAAGTGCGCGAAGCGATGTAGTCCTGTACGGCTTTGGAAACGCCTTGTTCGTTCACGGCTCCGAATATCGGCTTTCCTCCGCTTAACAGCCCCTTGTCGGCCTGTTCCTGTGCAAGTGCGGTTAGTTCCGTTCCCTGCGTAGTCATGAAGCTCTCAAAGGCTGCATCGTCTGCAAAGGTTCTACCCTTGAACCCGTCTAAAAGAAGGTCGCGGGTCTTCCCCTTGATTCCGGCATCGTCTAAGGCTTTGACAAAACGGGCTTCCCGGTCTGCTGCTACCCGTCCGGCGTTAATGTCTGTAATACTCTGCTGTATGCCAGCCATTTCGCTGTGGATAAGCTCCTTAATCTGTTCTAAGGTAAAGCCGCCGGGGGTTGGCTTCGGTTGCGGGTTCGGCTGGGGTGCTGGCTTGCCTTTCTCTACGAAATCGTACTTTTCTTTAAGGCCGCTTTCAAAAGTTTGGTTTGCCTTGGCTATCTCAGCGTCTGCCTTCTTTCGCCAATCCTTTACGTAATTGTCTACCTTCTCGGCGGTAAGTTTCCCTACGAGTTCGGTAGCCTGTTCCTTGGTTTCAACCTGTAGGCTGAGAGCAGCCGCCAACTGTTGTAAACCGTCTTCTCGCACGCCCGGAAATTGAGCTTTCAGTAGTGCTAAAATCTGTTGTAATAAATCCATTTTGTTTGTATTTAAAGCGTTAAAACGCCGCAAAGTTAATGTATTAAATTGGTACGTTTGCAATCAAAGGCTAACAAACACTTCGCCAAAACTTCACGAAAAGGCTTCGTTTGGTGTCGGTTGGCTACGGCTGAAACGTGTGTTTACAGGGCTTTGCGCCCGTTTGGTAGCTCTCGTTCCGGGTATCGTTTGGCTGTATGCCGGAAATTTCATAACTTTGCACCCGGAAACAATAGTTTAGGTGTATGACAAACGAAAGAATAGAAGAATTAGCGCAGGAGCTTGATACGCTGGCCTTGAATTTGAAGCGTTACGAAATCAAAGCCTTGCAAATGAACTGCCAAAGGTGGGCTTCACGCTTCAAACGCTGGCCGCGCTTCATGCGCCCTCTGTGCCTTCACTACTTCAAGAAATGGGCTTCCCGGTATAACAGCGTCGTGTGCTTCCTGTACCCTCCGGCTCCTGGTGCTCCTATGCCTGTAGAAGAATTAACTTTAGAATAGCTGAATATGAAAGTTCCAAACGTACAAACCACCAAAGGAAAGAAGCCACTAACGGCACTACCGAATGAAGCCCTTATAACCGGGTTCCTTGCTTTCTCCGAGGAGTCGGATGAATTGGACTTAGTGCGCCTTCTGCTTATTGCTGAACCTTCGGAAAATAAGGCCGCTTCAATACTCCGGGAATGTCTCGAAGGTCGCCGTAAGCTTGTGGCAGTCTATCCGGGCAATAATGAAGAGCCGCCTAAGAAGGCTACCTATATAGGTGCAATCCCGGACGGCTCCTTATACCTCGCCTAACTAAACTTTAGGCTCTTTATATAAGCTATCATTTCCGCGTATTCCGTTGGCATAAAATGCTGGAATACGCGGTTTCCTAAGAAGGCGTTTTCAAAGCAGTGCGCCAGATATTCATGCCTGCGCATAGACACAATTTGGAAGTAGCTTGTAGAATGTCCCCATCCTACGCCCGGCGAATTGATAAGGCTCTTTAGTGTGTCCTGTAAACTTCCTATCTGCTCTAAAGCGTCATGTTTGGATATTCCCCGGCGCGTAAAGACTTCATCCCCGAACTTTTTTAGTCGGTCATAAACGCGGTCTATTCTCGCGGAAAGTGCTTTAGCGTACATCTGCCTTGCCTTCTTGGTAGTACGTACCCATTCCCGTTTGGTGTAGTCGTAGTGTTCTTCCGTCTTATCGTAAGTAACCATTTTCTTTAACCGGGCTATCTGCCTTTCGCGTAGCTCCCGCAGTTCCGTACTCCCGTATATAAGGCTTCTTTGGTCGCCGATGGCGTGTCCGAACTCATGGTAAACTACGGCCTTCTTCTCCCACTTGGAAAGCTTGGCGCGTCTATCGTTGTCTAATACTACCGTCCTGCCGTTGTCGGTTTCGTAGCTTCCCTTATTGGTGTGCGGTATCTTTAGGGTTGGCTTGAATTTTAACAGGTTGAAGAAAGCTTTATCAAAAACGTAATCTTCGCCCATGAGGTAGTCTTTACCGTTCTTTAGTTCCTCCGGCATGTGCTGGGAATATTCTTGTTTCGCTTCTGCTTCTATTGCCTTCTTTAAGTCTGCTTCCGCTGCTATCTTTGCTTCCCGCAGGTTCTTAATGCAATCCGCGTAATACTTCCCGGCTTCGCATCTGTTGGCTCCGCAAATCGCCGTATATTTGTCGGCTACGGCTTTGTTGAGCTTGCTAATTTGGTTGCGTACCTGTTGAAGCTCCGCGTAGGCCATGAGCCATTCTTCCTGTCGCTTTTCGGAAATCTCATCGAGCCGGTCTAACTCCGCTTCAAGCTCGTTACGCTTACCTGCAAGCCGTAGGGCATCGGCTTTCGTAATGTCTAAGCCCATAGCGTAAGCCCAGCGTTTAAGCCCTGTTATTCTTGCGTCAAACTCCGTACAGGGTTCTACCGTCTTTTGCGTCGCTGCTGTTGTCGCCCCGTTCATCCGTGTTGCCACTCCCGGAAGTAAGCCGCCTTCAATCCTGCCGCCTTGGAAGTTGTGCTTAATGTAATAAGGCTGGCTTTTCCAACCCTTTGCCCGGTCTGCTATGCTCTCTACGTACTTCGTAAAGTTCTCCGGCATGGCTGTAACCGTCCGGCGTGAAGGCATGGCTTTGTAGCTCTCGCCCTTAACAATCGCCTTTAGCCTGTTTGCCCTGCCTTTGTTGTATTCGTCGTAATCGGAAAGAATAGGCACTACCACGCAGCGGCATTGCGGGTGCCAGCCTTCAAAACGGAAGGTCTTAGGGTAGTCGCCCGCCAATTCGTCGCAAATGTCTACTAACGGCTGGGGCTTCCCCTTGCTGTCTAAAACGGTGTGGTTGTTACTCAACATCACGCGGAAGCCTACGACAAAATCCAGCTGCTGCCAGCGTAAGAACTCGCTTTCCCGGTAGGCCATGTTTACCTCTGTCCGGGCTAACCTCATGGCGTTCTTTGCCGAACTCCTGTAAACGCCCTGTCCGGGGTGGTACAATCTCGCCGCCTTACTAAGCTGGAGATTCCCGTATTTGTCACGGACGCGCCGGAAAAGCTTGTTAGGCTCCTGTAGGCACTCCCGCAAATCCCTGCTTAGTTGCTGTGCGCTCCTGCCTTCGCCTAACGCTACGTCTATACCCAGTTCCATCGTGTCCTTTATGTCGCCTACGTACTTCCATACGCGCTGGGAAAGGTCTAACCCTTCTACCTTCCGCTTTTGGAACCCCTGCAAGGCTTCAAGGTTCCGGGCTTGGAACTGCGCCGTTTCCTCCGGCGTTAGCTTGCTGGTTCTGACTATTGACCTAATAAAAGCGTCGTTCTTGTCGCAAGCTGCCCGCCATTCCGCTTCCGTTCCCCTAACTACTACGCCTTCTATCTTTTTAGCAAGCCCGTTAATAATCTGCTGGGCTTCCTTCCTGGCGCGAGGGTAATCGTCGAAGCTGAACGGCTTGTTTTGGTCGGGCTGGAACAGCGTACCCGCAAGGCTGGCGTAGTCTGCTGCCGCAAGGCTGCAAAGCTTGTCAATCTGACGGGCGTAGGCTTCCGTTCTCCTGTAGTGGGCAGCGTCAAAGCCTTTAAGCTGCAAAATTATCTTTTCTCTTTTGTTCGGCATAGTTATTTCATCGAAAAAACGCCGTAGAACGCTTTTCTTTCCTTTGGTGGGTAATTACACCAGCCGCGAGGTAAAACGCGCTCTACGGCCTTTTAATGTCCTAAATTGATACGCTTTGAGGTTCTTAGAAGGTCGGTTCGCCCTGTAAGAAGCTGTTTTCCTGCGCTTCCTCGGCTTCTATGGCCTTTATTTCCTCGTCCGGGTCATCAGCCCAGCCCAAACGCTGAACGGTAGCCCTCCGGCTGGCTATCTGCTTGTTTCCGTTGGCGGCTGTAAGGATGTTAATCTTGCTCTGTTCGTCCTCAATAATGTAGGGCGTAATTATCGGCTCTACTATAAGCTTGTCGGCTGCTGCCTTCCATGCTTTGTTGGCTACGCCTAAGTAAGCCTTCACGATGTTTATACGCCTCTGTAGGTAATCGTTGAAAATCTCGCATTTGTCCTGTACCTTTAAGTGCGCGTCCATGAAAAGAAGCTTTAGGGCTACGCCGCTAACGGCTCCTATGCCCTTCACGGTGTCAAAGGAAATGTCCGGCGTTTGCGTGATGGCGTAGATAAGCTTTAGAAGGGTCTCTATCTCTAACTTCACGCTTTCGGGTGCGCTTGACCAGCTCAAATATTTAGCGTCCGCGTTGTTCTCGCCCTCAATAATGCCGCCAGCTTCGCCTTTTCGGGCAAAGCCTATAACCCTTCCCTGTACGAATATCTTGGGGCTGGCATGATAGTCGTTCGTGTCGGCAAAGTTTGAAAGAAGCTTTTCCAATCTGTCTATAAGGCTTTGCACGTCTTCCCATTCTACCTTTAGCTGGCTTCCGTACACTACCGGGATTTTGCCTATTGTTATAGGCTTTGGGTAGCCCTGTACGGGTTCCCATTGGTTGGTCTTCTTCCCATCCTTTGTTGTCTCGCAGCTCCAAAGGTAGTGCAAATCCTTCGTGTACGTCTCGAAGAAAGTCAGGGTTTTGCCGTCTGCCGTCTTTCGCTGGAACTCACGGCTAAAGGCTATCATATCCCGGTTCTCGTCGAAGTACGGGTAAAGCCTGTCGCCGTAAGCCGGACTAAACAGGGCTACCTTGAACTTTACCTTTGTCTTGAAGCCGTAAAGTTCGTGTTCCTCTGCTTCCACAGGATACCAATATTCGGCTACCTCTGTCGTGCCGTATATGTTCCGCGCTGCCCTTCGGTTAATGGTGCTAATCTTCACGTCGTAGAAGATGCGCTTTATAGCCTGCAAAACGGCTGCTTCGTCTTCGCCTTCCGGGGTGCAGTTGTACGTTACCGGGTTCCCGAACGTGAAGGAAACAGCCCGGTCTCTTATAAGCCGCTGAATTGCCAAAGCTATACGCGCTACCTTCTCAATCCTAACGCCTTTTTCCGGCATTCCGTCTTCCGCGTTTACGTTCACGTTGCGGACTTGCCCGTAGTCTTCGCTGTTCGGGTCGGTTACTACCATCTTGTTTGGGCGTTTTACCGGGTCGTTAATGTCGTGCAGCTTCGGGTCTATCTGCTGGGTGTACTGCTCTGCCTTCGGCTCGCTGGTTAAGCGTCCGTTCTTCAGCTCTGCCATGATGCCGGGAAGGTCTGCGCCTTCCTTCGTGCTCTCCCTTAGAAGGTCTACAATCGTAAGGGTCTTTACTTCGTCTTCGTTCATGTCTGTATGAATTTAATTAGTTACTAAAATATTCCTGCTAAGTGCTGGGCGTTCTGCTTCCGCTTCTCTACGGTTCCCGTAAGTGCGTCCGGGGCATCGTCATGTGCGTTGCCGCCTTCTTTCTTGTATTGCGTAATAGCCTTGTAGAACTGCGGCCAAAGCAAATCCCAGCGGGTAGGCATAACGCAAAGGTTCTGTACTTCGTTGGAATGGTTGAAGATGCGAACGTCCTTATTCTCCGTTTGCGTGAAGTAGAAGAATGTCGTTTTTCGGTTGCCTATGATGCGGCAGTTCTCGCAAACCTTCCGGCCAAACCCGCGCCCGCCGTTATTGCTCTCTACGATGCATTCCTCTACCTCGTACTTGCTCAACCTCCGGGCGGTCTCGCTCTCCGTTACCTCCATCGGGGCTTGGGTATAGTAAACGTCTAATATGAAGTTGCCTATTTCCGTTTCAACGTAAATAATGCAGCATAAGAAGTCCTTACCCGTGTCGGCTGTGTCTATGTACGCCTTAATCTTCCGCTTCCGGGTTATAGGTACGGCTTCGTAGGTGCTGAACTTCCGTTCGTACATAAGCCCGGTAATCGGTCGCGGGTTCTGCATGTATTGGGTATCGAAGACAAAGGCGTTTTTCTCCCGAAGGTCGTGCAGTTCCTCTAAGGTGTGCTTAAACGGCCAAAGGGCTACTTCCTCGCCGTTCTCGTCATGCTGGATAACGGGAAGGCTCAATACTTCCCAATCCTCCGGCTCCAGCTTTTGAAGGTAGCCGCAAAGGTCTTCTTCGTCGAGCCTTTGCATGATGATTATAATCGGGGTGTTTCGGCTGTTCACGCGGTTTCGGATGGTAGTCTCGAACTTTTGGTTTACCTTCTCGCGTACCGTCTCGCTCCGGGCATCGTCCGGCTTAATCGGGTCGTCTATGACTATCGCGCCGCCAAAGTTGCCGTCATCCACGCTGGCCAGTTCTTCCACTTCCGCGCTAAGTTCTTCTTCTTCGTCTTTGTCCACTATGCCCGCGCCAAAGCCTGTTACCTGTCCGGCTGAACTTACCGCGTACAAACCGCCGCCAGCTGACGTAAACCATTTCCGGGTGTTTATGCTGGTAGGCTTTGTTTCCGGGAACAGTCGCCTATAGCTGTCTTCCCTTAGTATTTCCTGCACTCCCCGGCTGTTGTCTCTCGCCAAATCGTCGGAATAACTGAGGTGTATAAACTTCGCCTTCGGGTTTATCGCCAATCCCATAGCTATGAAGTTCTTAACGGCCAGCTCTGTCTTTCCGTATCGGGGGGCTATGTTTATAATAAGCCGCTTGCACTCGCCGGAAAGAACCCGGTCTAACGCCTTGCCTATAGCTACATGGTGCTGGCCTACGACAAATTTACGCTTAAACTTCTGTTTGAAGAAGTAGCGCGTAAAGTTTAGAACGCTGTGCAGCGTCCACGTCTTTAGCAGGTCTATGTCTCTTACTTGCTCCATGCGCTAATAGTCCTTTTCAAGCTCTCCTATAAACTCCTTCGCTTCTTCCTTGGTAAGCGTCCGGGGTGCTACTATGTCGCTGCCGTTGGCTCCCGTCAGCTCTATACGCTGTATTGCCTTGCCGTGAAGCTTCGCCGTAAGCTTGTCTATTGTCGTAGTCTTCCCGGCGTTCATGTCGAATATGATAGCCCGTGCGTAGGTTCGTGCAAGGGCTGGGGCAGTATCGTCTGCGGCTAATAGCTTCAAGTCCGGCAAATCCATCGTTATAAGTGCTTCGTACCATTCCGTAACCTCAAAAGCGGAAATACCAAAGTATTTCTTCGCCTTCTTTTTGCCCATGATGCGCTCCCGGAACTCTTTTACTCGGTTCCGTGGTCTGCCGTTTGGGTTCCCGCTCTGTCCGGGCTGGAATTTGTACTTTTCTATATTCTGCTGGTTCGCCATTGGCTGTCGCTGTTATTTCTGTTTTTTGTCGCTGTTTCCTTCTGTCTTGAAGTTGCCTAAGTATTCCGCTTTCTCGCCCGTCAATTCCTCGTAACGCTTGCAAATAACGTCAATATAGGCAGGGTCTAACTCAACCATGTAACAGGCGCGTCCTAACTGCTCCGCAGCCATCATAGTGCTGCCGGAACCTCCGAACGTGTCTAACACTACTTCGCCGGGGCGTGTGCTGTTCTTTATTAGTCTGCCCATGAGCTTTAACGGCTTCATGGTGGGGTGGTCTGCGCTTCTTAGCGGCTTGTCTTCGTGTATGTCCGTAGTCGGCAAATCTAAGACTTTTTGCAGCAAATCCTTTAGCTCCTGTTTCGTCAAAGCGTTTAGATCTAAATCTTCGTCTTCCGTTACCGTTATCAGGTCGCGCCGGGCTACAAAGTAATGCGACGCGCCGGGCTTCCAACCGTAAAGACATGGTTCGTGCTTCCATTGGTAGTCCTGCCTTCCTAAAACTATGTTGTTCTTTACCCAGATAAGAATTTGCTTTAGTTCCCAGCCTGTGCGCTGTACTGCAAGCTTGAAGTTAAGCCCTTCCGTTCCTGCGTGCCAAATGTAGAACGCGCCGCCGGGCTTTAGGTGCTCGTTTATGTTACTGAAAGCTGAATACAGAAATTCTTGGAACTGCCCGGCTTCCATTTTGTCATTGGCTATATCCTTCTGAACTCTGTTTCCTTTGTCCGCAGCGTTAAGTGCTTCGTTCTTGCTGCTGTAGTCCACGTTATAGGGCGGGTCGGTAAGAAGCAAGTCCGCTTTTTGGTCGCCCATGAGTATGCGCAAAACCTCCGGGTCTGTGCTGTCGCCGCAAATAAGGCGGTGTCTTCCCAAACGGAAAATATCGCCTTCCTTCGCCTTTGGCTTACCTGTTACGCTGGCTGGGTTGAAGTTGTCTTCCTCTGCTTCGTCTTCCTTAACTTCGCCGTCCATCGGTGGCAGGTCTATGCCCCAGCGGTCTAATTCCTCGGCGTTCCAAAGGTTGCCTAACGCTTCAAAATCCCACTCCCCAAAGCTGTTGTTATCCTTAATCGTGACGGCTCTAAGCTGCTCCGGGGTGGCTCCGGCTGGGATAACCTTGCAAATGGCTTCCTTATAGCCTAATTCCTTCAAAGCCCGGTAGCGCATGTTACCGCCAATAATAACGTACTTCCCTTCGTGCTGGTAAACCAACACTTCGCGCAGGGATAGCATTTCGGGGTTTTCCTCTATGCTGGCCTTTAGTTTCTTGAACTTCACTACGTCAATATTCCGGGGGTTGGCTGGAACTCCCGGAATTTGCCCCTTGTTAGTTTCAAGCTGCGACAAAGGAATAATAACGCTCTGCTGTAGCTTCGCCGGGTCTACTGACTTCCCGGCTGGCCTTGCTTTCTTTTCCGCTTTCTTTTCTGCCATAGCTGAACCTTAAAAGGGTAAGTCGTAATCGATATCGTCAAAGCCGCCGCCGCTGTCGCTGCTGTTACTGCCGCCGTCGCCTTCGGCCTTCATGACGATGCCTTTTGCCGGGTTGCCGCCAAACTCCAAATAAGCGGCCAAAACCAAAGCGGCCACTACTGCAAACAAAAATAAAAAACTCGCTGTAATCATAGCCTTCTGCCTTTAATCATTAAACTTCTGTTTTGTTATGACATCCCAAAGCTGGTGATGTCTGATGTCTTTCTGTATCGTCGCGAAACGCTCCATAACCTTGCTGAAAGCTTCTTCATAGAAGTCGTATAGTACCGGGTTCCCTTCTATCGTGAACTGCTCTACGTTGCCGGAGCTTCTTAGGTTCGCTGAACCGCTTACTACAATCTTGTCGCCGTCGCTTGTTAGGAACTGAACTATTTTAGTATGAATACCAGCTATTGCAAGCTGGAAGCGGTTTTCTTTGTCGAGCTTTCTGCGTATGAAGGGAATAAGCTGGTAACGCTCGTTCCCGTAGAAGTAAATCGAAAGAAGCATGTCTAACTGCTGAATGTAGCCCTTATCCATAAGCCGGGCTAACGCTTCTACGTTCTTTTGGTTTACTGACAGGGTGCTGATAAGCATCTTTTCTACGTGTATCTTGTGCTCCCAAA